AACTCGCAGTTGTTGCCGGTGCAGGCTAACTGCTGAGACCCTTCCGTCATGTCAGAGTTTTCTGAGATTGTCCAGTCGATGGACTCAGGAAACTCCTTCTTCAGCTTCTCATAGGTCTCTAAGTCTACGGGTTCGTAAGGAGCCTGTTGGTACGTATGTTCGGAATAAGGAAGGAACGATACTCCACTTATCTTGTCGAACTTGTTGTACAACCATTGGCCTACCTCAAGAAATTCATCATCACGGTAGTAGCATGTCATGGACGGCTTATGCTCACACCAGTAGTCCTGATAAATCTCCCATAGCTCAAGTTGTTCCATTGCACCCATCTCAGAGGCCACCACAGCCCCCTCAGGGGATTTTATAGGGAAGGAGAATACCTTGGTAGTGGGTGACATTACGTCGTCCTCTACAGGCACTCCTGCGGCCTCTAAGACTTGACAGAGGGGGTCTCTTGAGTCTGCTCTTACTCGTCTAATGTACTGATCTGAGTATCTAGGATGGATACCAGAAGCAGAATCAACAAGCTGAGAAACAGTACCGGAAGGCTTAACAGCAGTAATGGCGGTAGACACATTAATACCAAGACGTTTCGCCCATTCTGCATTAGCTTTAATCGCTTCTTCTTTGAGTTCAGTAAGCCAAGTCTTGAGAACACCTTTGTCTCTCCTTCCCGACAACGTCGGATGATCCATGATGCCTGTCAGTGAAACACCAAGCAGTGCTTCTTCTTCTGTGTTCTTCTGCCACACTTTGCGTAAGTAGCGGAAGTCAGTCAGGGTAGCCTGAAGAGTCCCAAGGACAGCTGCAACACGTACTTTTCGTTTGAGGTCTGACAACGTATCGGACGCCCTGACAACAACTTCTGATAGATTACAGAACTGGTAAGGTCGGAGGATGATTTCGCTACACGGATTAGTTCCAAAATCATAGGTAGCATCTCGTCGCTCGTTCTTTGCAGCTTGTTTTTGACTTGCGACTCTAGAGAACATACCTCGTTCTCCGGAGCGGGACTCGTACAAACTTTTCCACTCATTTAAAAATGCCTCAAAGTCTGGCTTCTCTGTGTAACATGCGCTGTTGTTGGCTAGACCACGTTGAGGATTGTCTTGCCACCACTGGCCTGATTTGCATCGTCGGAGTCTATCGTCAGTGAGGTTAGACAAACTGATGAGAGCACTTCTGCGAACTCCCCCGACAACGACGATCTGTGCAATCTTACAGCAGAGATCGTGACATTCGATTGAGGAGAGTTTACGTCCATGAGCTTCCCGAAAGACGTCAACGGTGAAATTAAACAGATCGACAAGAGGTTCTGGACCAGATGCTCTACCGCCGAAGGTCTTAAGGGTTGCGCCTGCAGGTCGTACTCCAGATACGTCCCACTTTGGAAGCTGACCCGAATAGAGCAAGCTAATAAGCTCTCTGTATGCTTTAGCCCAGCCAATTTTAGAGTCGGCGACGTGTATAACGGTATCGGTGTCATGAAATTCCTCCGCTACTTCTGGTAGCTTTGATACGTATTGACGTTCGACACTGAAGCCTACGCCTGTACCGCACATCAGGACGTACATCATTTCGTCAAACGCTTTGGGGTGGTCGATAGGTAAGTAGGAGCAGTTAAACCCAGCGACATTGTCACGGTCCAGAGCTTCTCCTGCAGTCATAAGAGCCCTCATGGAAGGCATTACGCTCATGTCGTGGATGTCTGAAAACATACTGTTAGCGTCTTCCAGACTAAGTTTACCCTTTTCAATCCAGAAGTTTAGGTATCTGTCTATTGTTTCTTCCCAAGTCTCCCGCCGCTGTTCCTCTGGTAGGTAACGAGCGTACCGTGACTTGTGTATGTACTGTTGATATGCGTCCATTAATTGATTTCCTTGATTAGTCGTTCAATGTACCAGCGGCACTTACGTAAGTCCTCTACTGGTTTTCCCTTGTAGTCATAGCGCCAGAGGTACTTCAGTGCGTTACCCTTAAGATAACCGTTGAACTCGTGTTCAGGCATGGACGCTTTGATTGCTTCGATGGCTTCGATTGATCCTTTGTTGTAGTGGTCAGGTTGCTCCACAGGGTCTACCTGCTTCGGCTTCCTAATGGACAGGTTGTTCAGTGCAGCAACTGTGTCCCACTCAGCAGGGGTCGCGTCATCAATACTCATTCTCTTCCTCCTCTAGCTCTTGTTCAAACACATCCAGTCTGTTGATTAGCTTGTCCTCAAACCTTTCCAGCAGTTGCTCTGAGGTTATCTGTAGGGCCTCCAGTAGGTCGTCTGGGTCAAAGGTTTTCAAGAGGCGTTCCTTAACTTCCTCTAGTGTTAGCGACATGGTCAATCAACTCCTGTAGTGTCTCTATAGTATACCATAAAATGTTCTCTTTGTCACACCATTCTGACATAGTCATTTTAGCCCCCTTGCGTATCTTCTTGTTAGGTGCCATGAGGACAAACACTAGTTCTTGTCCTGCTGGCAAACTATCTCTGACACTGGTGTACTTCTTGGTGTCTCCGTCTCTAAAGTATCCTTTGCACTCCACGAGAACACCAGAGGCGCTGTGAACAAAATCAGGACGATAACTGCGCTGAATGGTGTAGGGGACGGTGAACGGCTCATAGTCAAAACCCTTTAGTAGTTTAGAAACGTCTTCTTCAAATGTGCTACGAAAGCGTGATTTCTTGGACCTTCGGCTCATTAACAACCTCCGTTAAATATCTTGGACCTGAAGAATAGGCGAAGGCGCGAACGGTAGGCCAACATACCTTTTTGTAGGAACAGTAGGAGCATCCGACGGCGAGTTTCTGGTTCCCACTCTTTCCATCTGCGATAGTGCCGTAGCATACGTCGGGTGGGGTTGGATGCTCCACTAGCTTTTTTACGTGGTCAATGCGCTCCGATATGTCATAGCTGATAAGGTCATAGACAGGGGCCTGAGTGTCCTCCTGATCGTACATAAGGTACGTCAGATGACCATTCTGCTTGTCCATAGCTAACCATCCAAATTTAGAAGCACCCTCTGAATATGCGTATCCTTTAATTTGAGCCACGTAGCCAAATGGGTCGTCATAAGCCAGTGTACCATCTTTGAATTTCCTAAACCCATAAGTTGACACGCTCTTAACGTCAGTAACAATACCATTGATTTTACAGTCCATCGAACCTGTAATGCCATTAACTTCACACTTTTTCTGTTCATCCGTTACCTCATGACCTGCGGCTCTAGTTAGAAACAGTAGCATTTCCTCAATGAGGTGACCATAAAGAAACTTGACATAGGTATGACCCTGTATGTCGTCGGACGTTTCCACGTCGTTGTAGACGTTCCAGAGGTAGCGGTCTTCGCGCCCAATGTTGGACATGCGTAGCTTACGTCCGTCCCTCTTTCGGCCACCAAACTCGTTACGCATGAGTTCCTTGACGTTTTCACCGAAGAGTTCAATGTTAGCCTCTAGGTCCACGCCTTCTGCTACTTCTTTTGTCTCCATCAGTTTGTAGATGTCAGAGACCAGTGTGTATACGCTCTTCATACGTTTACCTCAGTGGGTTTCTGCCCACGTTGTTCCAACTTTGTATTCTCCGTCAAGGGGACATCGGAGGTTGAACTCCACACCTGCCGCCTTGAGGCACTCCACTGCGAGCCAGCCATACTTCTCTGCTTGGTCTGCAGCCACCTCCGATTGTACTTCGTCATGTATGTTACCTATGAATTTATAGTCAAGTTTCCACTGTCGTGCGTAGTCGTCCAAAGTGACCAAGGCTTGCTTCATCACGATAGCCCCTGCCGCCTGAAGCAGTGTGTTCAGTGCAGCATGCTCAGATCGAACTCTAAGTCTACGTCCATCAAGTCCTGTGAGATAGCCTCGCCCAGATGCTCTAGCAACGCGGTCTCGTAGACTTTCAAGAGAAGGTGTATTTGATAGAAATCGTCGTTTAAGATCTGCGCCGTCCTTTGCGCTTCCTCCAACGATGGTTCCAATCTTTGCGTCTCCTGCTCCGTAGAGGAAAGCGTAGATGAAAGTTTTAGCTTGAGGTCTTGTTTCCAGCCCCGCAGCCAGTTGATTTCTTGTGTGTATATCTTCGGTGAGGAGGACATTGGTAAACTCCTTATCGTCCATGTAGTGTGCCAGCATTCTAAGTTCCAACCCAGAAGCGTCAAAGCCAACCAAAGCCTTCCCTTCAGGTACAGTCCAGCAGGAGCGACACTCGTGCCCGTAGGGGCTGTGGCTTGCTGGGACTTGTGCCATGTTGGGACTCTGGTGGGTCATACGTCCAGTGACTGCGCCGTTGCTAATGACACGACCATGAACTCTCCCGTCGTCCTGCACATGCTGTAGCCATGAGTGGACCTGTGCGTATCTCTTTTGTAGCATCAAGTACTCACTAATGGACCTAGCCTCTGGCAGGTCAATGGTGTCTAGAACAGCCTCGTCAACGATGGGATTCCCTTTCTCCGTAACTTTCTCAAAGACGACACCAAGCGTCGATAAGCGCCTCGCAATCTGTTGCCTAGAACCAACGTTGAATACCTCAACTCTATCTTTAAGTCGTTTACCCGTCTTCTCAGACCACCTCTGATGTACGATAGGCGGGAACTTCTCCTGCAATCCCTCTTCAATTTCATTCATTCTCTCCTTAAATGTTGCTAAAAGGTCATAAGATAACTCTTGGTCAAGTAACCATCCGTTTCTCTCCTGTTGTTGTACAGCGTACTGCACCTTGTGTTCCAAGTCGATGGACCGCTGGTCGAACCCTGCCATGTCCCTGACTAACTGTTTGTGTACGGCCTCTGTGACCTCCGTGTCACGCTCACAGTACTCAATCATAGCAGTAGATAAGCAGGACCAGTCGTCGTGGTCACCTTTGGGGAAGCCCAGAAGCTCACCCCAGACCTTCAGGGAGTGTCCACCGGCACGACTTGGGTCGTAAAGCCTAGACAGCACCAGAGTGTCCACTATGCGCTCAGGAGCCACAGAAACGCCCCAGAGACGTTTTAGCACTGGGAGGTCGTAACCTATCAGGTTGTGGCCTACGACGCTCACAGAGCCTTCTAGAGCCTTACAGAGGGTGTCTGGGTCCCTGTGTACAGTATTTACTCCATTTTCCCGTGTCACGACACACCAGATGCGCGTGGGGTTGAGACCGTCGGCTTCCAAGTCAAGGTAGATCAATTCTGTGTCTCCAACACTATGATGTCTAATCGTATTTTCTGATAAAGCAAATCAAAAGAAGAAACATAGTCGTCACATTCTTTTTTACTGCCTTCAAACACGACATTTGCACCCAAATCTCCTGAAAACACGTCGTACTTAATTACTGCGTAGGTATACATCAAAAGTCACTCCCGATGTGTGGGTTAGCGACTTCCGTTAGTCTACCCGTGGAACGATCATAGGCCAACCAACAGGCAGGTCCGGTTTCGCCGGTGTACCGGTTCTTCAACACTCGTACAGTCGTGGTATTTCTCACGTCCTCGTTCTCATGTTGCTGATCCCGTTCCATGCCGATGACAATGTCTGACAACTGTGCAATCGCTTGACTACCCCTAAGTTCACCCAAGCTGATCTGAGCACCGTCCTCATGGGCCTTGCCTTGGGATCTCCGGAGGTGTGACACGAGGAACAGACAGATACCCGTCTCAGCCACCAGAGTCCGTAGCTTGGTCATTATTTCGT